AGCCCTGCCGCTGCAAGATCGTGAAGTCCGTTTGTCCTACCGCTGCGCTGGTCTTGCGCGCGTTGCCGGACGGATCAGGACAGACGATGACGCGCCGGTTGGGATAGCGTTGCCGGAGCATCTGCGCAACTTCTTCGGTGTTCGACGTGGCGACCTCGATGGCGTCGAAGATGTGCAGTTGATCGCCCGCCTTGACGCCAAGCGTGACGCTCATCGGGTTGACGTTGAAGTCCATGCCGACGAGCAGTTCTTGGCTCGGCAAGTCCACGATGCGGGCGTCCACATTCAACTGGCGGTCAAAGTTGTCGTACACGCGGCCGGACAACGCTTCAAAACTCGCCTCGTACTCTTGCCGGAACTGGCGCGGCGATAGCTCGTTACGCGCCGCCTCGATCTCGTCGGCCGGAATATGCCCGCCGTCCAGACTCTTGAATGTCCACGACATAAAGCCGTCGATCTGCTCTTGGCCCTTCAGGTACAGATCATAGGCCCAGTTCATGCCCTGCGGCGTGGTGATAAACAGTGCGCGGCCGAGCGGGGTGCGATCTGACAGCATGGGGCGAATCGCTTCGTCCCATACCCGTTTCTGCATGAAGGCAAACTCGTCGAGGCACACCAGATCAACGCCGACACCGCGCAAGCTGTCTGGGTTATCGGCGCCCCGGATCGCCATGACGCTGCCGTTGGTGAGGCGCATCGACAGATCGGACTCGTTGGCGCTTTCGACGTAGCCCTGTGGCGTCAGCTTCTTGAGCAGCGCCCAGAGGATTTCCTTGCCTTGCCGATACGTCGGCGCGACATACCACGACACGGTGTCGCGGTTGTTGATCGCTTGCGTCATCATCGCCAAACACGCCAGATAGCTTTTGCCAAAGCGTCGGCCAGCGATCAGGACGCGGAATCGGGCGTCGCTAGAGAATACCGCTTTCTGTGCGTCCGAAAGCGTATGCACAACACGCGGCGACGCGGTTGCCGTCACTGAATCACAATCGTCGGAAGTTCGCGCGTTTCAATCACCGCGATTTCCTTCTGATCCAGCATCTGCTTGCCGAGCCAGATGAGCATTGTCGGGTTGCCGCCGAGCGCCGTCTTGATCTGCGCCTGACGCAAACGGATGCGGACGTTGGCGCGCGCCTTTGTCAGCGTAGCTTCGCACTTCTTGCGGATCAGCGCCTCAGATACGCCGAGGAAGTCCGCGATCTCGCAGTTAGTCGCGCCAACGCTGGCCATCCCTTCGACCACCGTAAGATCAATCGGGATGGCTTTCACGGACGCACGGCCTTCTGGCCGGTGGCCTTCTCCCAACGCGACACGATTACGTCGCAGTAGGCGGGGGAGAGTTCCATCAGGAACGCCGCGCGCCCCGTGCGTTCAGCCGCCATCAGCGTAGAGCCGGAGCCGCCGAACAGGTCGAGCACGTTGTCGCCTGTCTTGCCGTACTTCTCGAAGCACCACTCGGCCAACGCGACGGGCTTCTGTGTTGGGTGGACGCGGCGCTGGCCGTGCTCCGACGCCTTCACCATCCCGTTCCACATGTGCTTGAAGATGCGGACGGCAGACGGCTGGTTCGTCCATGCCAGTTCAGCGTCGGCAAAGTTGCCCGTGTTCTCTTTGTCCCACACGATCCAACAGGACGACGGCGGAAGCGCGTTCGCGTAGTAGTTGCCGCCCCAAAAGATCAGCACGGGGATGGCAAGCGCGGCGCAGAGGTTGTACGCATCAATCGCAGTCTGAGTACTGTCGTCGCCAATCACCGGAGCGTAGCGGTTGACCTCGATGATGTTCGAGGAACCGACGGTTCCTCGAACATCCTTCGACCCGAACGGCTTGGAACCGTCGGCGGTTCCAAGCCGTCGCGCGCGCGCCGTCGCCGTCTCCCCTTTGGGGATGTTGTTCGCTTCGCCGCCACCCACCCATCCGCCCTGCACAATGCTGATGCCGTATGGCGGATCGTTGTACGCCATCTGCATCTTCTCGCCAGCGGTCAGCGTCTCAACGTGCTCGAAACTCGTAGCGTCGCCGCAGAGCAGCCGATGCCGCCCCAACACAATCAAGTCGCCCACCTTCGCGATCGGCTTTGCAGGCGGCTCCGGCACGTCGTCCAAATCCGCCCCGTCGAGAATGCCCGGCGGGTTGAGCAGCGCGTCCAGTTCGTCGGGGTTGAACCCTGTCAACGCCAGATCAAAATCGAGGCCCACGAGCGCCTTCAGTTCGGTTGTGAGCAAGTCGCTGTCCCACGTCGCTTCCTGTCCCGTCCGGTTGTCAGCCAGCCGGTAGGCCGTCACTTGCGCGGCGCTGAGTCCACGCGCGATATGCACCGGCACCGTCTTCAGGCCAAGCGACTGCGCAGCTTGCAAGCGCGTATGTCCGGCGATTACCACCATGTCGGCGTCGCACACAATCGGTTGCCGGAACCCAAACTCACGGATGGAGGCCGCCACTTTCGCCACCGCGTCGGTGTTTTTGCGGGGATTTCGCACATACGGCACCACGTCCGCAATCGGGACGGTGACGGTCGCGTAGTCAGGTGCAGCGGGTTTGGCGGCCATGTGGTATTACCAATATAACGGGTTCAGTCCGCAAGCTCTTTGATAGCCGCGACTAACGCGGTAGCGTTGGTGATCGCGGAACGGATGTTATTCGTCTGGAACTGCATGAGCCGCGATTGCAACGATTCCGCGTTGGGGCATGAGGCGTTGCCCTTCAGGTGCTTCAGCGCCGGTTCATCATACGACAACCGCCATGCGCCATAGGGCCGTTCCCCGCCCTTGCGTGTGACTGCCGTAGCCAGATCGAGCGCGCGGCGTGGCGTGTCGCAGGCGAGCGCATAGGCCCAATAGTCGTGCGTGTGGCCAGCGGGGACGTGTTGCGGAGTGAGCCAGTCACACCCCTTGATGGCGTAGTAGTAGTAGGCCGCGCAGGTGTCCCGGTCTTGCAAGAGGCGGTCAGCGTGCTGGAGTTGCGCCAGCCCTTCCGTCGCCGTCACGTCGTTCATGCGGTAATTGTAGCCGATCTGGTGGTGGCGTTCATAAGACGGGTCTTTGAGGACACTTGGCGCAATCCGTGGCTCGTCGGCCCGCATCCGGTAGCCGAGGCTACTAAACTCTCGCGCGGCGGTGGCAAGCGCTTCGTCGTTCGTGGTGAGCATCCCGCCTTCGCCCGTACTGAGAATCTTGGAGGCTTGGAAGCTGTAGGAAGTGAAGCGGGCGAGGGCGTTATGCGGGCGCAGCGTTTCCGCGGCATCGTCAATGTCGCACGTTCCCGCGTGCAGGCCGTACAGACTGACGCCGAGGGTCGTAGCCGTTCCCTTGCCGGCCATCAGCCATGTGTCGGCGTCAACATCGCGGTATTCGGGGATCGCGCCCGCGTGCAGGACAGCCAGCGTGGTGGCGCTCATCGTCAGCGGAGGGACGGCTACCGTGTCACCGAACTTGACGCCAAGCGCCACGAGTGCCGTGTGCAGCGTGGCGGTGCCATTGCACAACGCAATCGCGTAGCGCGCGCCGACGTAGCGGGCGAACTCAATCTCAAACGCGGCAACGGCGTTACCGTTTTTCATGCGCTGCCTGATAGTCACCTTCTGTGTCAATCGTCCAGCAGCCAGCCGGTGCCGGTGGCGCGGGGGCCGGAAACAACATCGGGTGCGTGCCGAGGTGTTCCCGCATTGCCTCATCGTCTGGCGACGTGCGTTGATGCGCGCGGGTCAGCATTTGCAGCGTGAACGCCTCGCCGCCAAGCTCCACGGGGCAGCGCTCGCCGTTCAGTACCTTCCAGACGTGCAGCGGCGTCTTGAAGGGGTCGTCCGGCGTCCAGCGGTGGATGATGGCGTCAGGGTGCCAGCGGTGGGCCGTGGCGCACTTCCAGTAGCGCTCAAGCACATCCCACTCCGGCCCGTCGTAGGTAAAGGTGTTGGCGTTCAGACGGTTGAGTTCTTCCGCAAGTTCGCTGTCGGCGTCAGCAATCGGGATTGCTACAATGACGTGCTGCGCGTAAAACACCTCGTTCGCCAGCCGGATGGCGCGGGCGATCAGGGTCTCGCCGTCTAGTTCCAGCAACATCTTGCGCGGCAGGCGTGTCGAATGCAGCCGCGCTTGAATGATGCACAGCGGTGGGGTGTTCACGCGGTGGCGGCCGCCTGTTCGAGTTGCGCGAGGTTGACGCGCTCCTCGTCCGTCGGTTCACGGAACGAGCAGTAAATGTCTTTCGCCCGTACCATGCGGAGCATCCCCAAGCCCGGCCACGCTTCTTCCGCGCCGGGGTTCGGCATACAGCGCACGATGTCGCCCGGCTTCCACGGGTTCGGCTCAAAGACGCCGCTGTAGTAGGCACCGGCCCCGGCAAACACCACGACGCCAATCACGGGCAAGTCGTGGCGCTTGTGCGGCGTCAGGATCAGGTTTTCTTCCGGCACGTTCTCTTTGATCGCGCACCAGTCGTACGCCAGTTGCGGCACCATGTTTACCATCGGCTCTGTCCCCATCGGTTCGTGATGCGTAAATGGCGGTGAATCTGAAAGCCCGGAATCTCATCGTGGCCAATGCCGCCGACATATACGGCATTGCCGTGCTGATCCACGTCGCGCGTCCAGTGGAACCAGCGCCAGACGGAAGCCGTGGGGTTTGCCAGATATGCGGCGGCCAGTTGTGCGGCGCTCGGCAATGTGACAAGGCCGGGCGTCGGGCTAAGGCCGATATACTGCATCCCCTTCGGTGTGACTACCGTTGGTTCGGCTGGCGTGTCGAGAAACGCTTCCGTCGCGTACCACGTTTGCGCGTAAAAAAACGCGGGCTTCTGAGCAAGTAGTTCACGCAACGTCATTTCGTGCGGCCCTCAAAACGCTCGATGTAGGCCAGCCCTTCGGCCCACGTCGCGCAGTGGTCGCCGTACTCCTCGACTTTCGCCATCTCCGCGTTGAATAGCTCCAACCGCGTGACCACCATGCCGGGCGGGGTTCCCCACCATGTGAGCTGCGACGCAGGAACGGCCACAACGTGAATCGGGCGCGACCCAATCGCTTTGATAAACGTCAGCATCGCGCGCGGAATGTGATACGCCGACGCCACAATACACAGTCGGTGCCAGTCGTTCGCCTCGGCCATCTCGATCAGGTTGACGGCCTGCTCGTGCGTGTTCTGGCTGCCGTGTTCGACGATCAACGCCTTCGGTGGGACGCTGCGCGCCATCATCAGGCCGGATACCCGTTCGCCGTCCAACCAGCGCGGTGCGCCATCCACGCCACCGCTGCACACGATCAGTGGCGCCGCGCCCTGTCGGAACAACTCGGTCGCCGCCAGCGCGCGTTGCTCGGCATCCTCACCACATAGCACGACAATAGCGTCGGCCTTGTGCAGCGGCCCCGTATAAACGGTGGCCAAGAACTGCTCGCGCGCGCTTACCATCCGCGCACCAGCGTAGCGAACTGCGTCACGGTGAGACACACCGACGCTTCTAGCTCAGACGGCTCATCGTCCAGCATGACGTGACACTCAACCAGCTTGGCGCCCGTCGCAACGGCCTGCATTGGGACAGCGGGATCGGTGCCGTGGTAGCTCAGGCCCGTATGCGCTGTCCAAATGTCCGGCGTGCAGGCAAATGGCTCTTGCGGGTATCCGGGCGGGCAAAACAACGTCGCGTCGGCGTGTGCAGTTTGGTTGGGCGCGACGCTCACGATCTTCGGCTTGCCCGTGGCATCCACAAGTGCGTGCAGCAGGGCGCTTTCATTATCAAGCCGCGCAATCTTGTAGGCCGGACACGCGACCGACTGGAGTACCGCGAGCGATTCCGCACCAAACACGGACGCAAACGGCACGAGGCCGATTGCGCGGGCATGAGCAAACAGATCGGGAAACCATTCTAGCGGCGTGCGGGCCACGTCGTAGAGCGAGCGCATCGTCCAGCCCATCGCGCCCCACGGTTCCGGCGCGGGGCCATCGCCGCGGATTGCCACTAGCTCATCCGGGGTGTAGCACTGGAACTTCACGAAGTCGGCGTTGCACGCTGCCGCGGCATCGATCAAGCGCAAGGCGCGCGCCTTATCGCCGTTGTGCGCGTTCGACACCTCAAATATGAAGCGACACGCATCCGTGTCACCGACGTTGACGCCCTCAATGTTCACGTAATCATGCTCCTCAGTTCTGCGACGGTGAGTTGGTGCGGGTTGGTGTCGCTGCGATAGCTTACAATCGGCGGCGTATCAGGCAGGGGCCGTATCGCGTCGCCCCACGTCGCGTTTTCGGGCAGGATGACATACCGCCCGTTTTGCTCAACCGTATGCCGAGCTTCATCTTCGGAAATCAACGTTTCGTGCAGGCGCTCGCCGGGACGCAATCCCGTGACGACATGGCCGGGCGCATACGGTTGACCGTCCCGTTCCACGACGGCACGCGCTAGATCGAGGACGGAGGCCGAGCCGACGCGCGGGATAAAGATTTCGCCGCCGCGCATCTCCTCAAGCGCCGCGACCACCAGCGCCACCGCGTCGGTGATCGGCATCCAAAATCGTGTTGCGGCTTCGTCGGTGATCGTGATCGGTTGGCCTGCCGCGTATTGCGCGCGCCAGAGATCAAGGACAGAGCCGCGCGAGCCGAGGACGTTGCCGTAGCGCGTGCACGCCAACCGCGTCGGCGTGCCAGAGGCGAATACATTCGCGCGCGTCCAGTAGCGTTCGGCAACCGCTTTCGTCATGCCGTACAGCGTGTGGGCGTTTGGCGCTTTGTCCGTCGAAAGAAAAACGGCGCGCCGTACTCCGGCGTGAATCGCGGCCATTGCGACATTTTTGCTACCCGCGATATTCGTCTTGACGGCCTCGCCGGGATCCGCTTCGCAGGTCTCAATGCGTTTCATGGCGGCGGCGTGAATCACGGTGTCGCACCCGCGAACGGCCAGCGCCACCCGTTCCGCGTCGCGCACATCGCCCACGAAAAAGCGGAGGCGAGAGTCATCGTTGAAAGAGGCGCGCATCTGCGCCTGCTTCAGTTCGTCGCGGCTGAAAATCACGAGCCGCCGCACGCCCGCGTCAAGGGCAAAACGCGCAAACGCGGTACCGAATGAACCGGTGCCGCCTGTCAACAGAATGTTTTTTCCGGTGAGAATCATGCGTCGCGTTGGGAGTGCGTCCGTCAGCGTCTGCGGGGAATATAACATGCCAATTCTCACGTGTGGTTGACATCGCGTTTTGCCGTTTTTGCTCGTGTTTGCCGCATACCCCAAAATAGCATATTTGTGACATTCCCCTATGGGAAAATAACCTAAAAAGGCACTTGCGCGAGCATTACACATAGCGTTATATATATTACATAGAAAGCACACTCACTACACACTACGGAGATCACGAACATGCCCCGCACATCACCGACGCAAGCCGAAGTTGCCTCCAGCTATACATTGTGGTGCGAGTATTTTGACACGCTTGGCATAGACAGCCGCGAGGATTTTGACGCCATGCTAAATAGTGAAAAAATGGAAATGCTTGCGTTTGGGTTTGGCGCGGACGTTGACGCGGACGTTGACATTGAATCCGCGCCACCGATGACGAACATGGACGCACGCATCGGCACACTGGTTCGGAACGGCTCAACGGTGTTTTACGTCACGCTCGAAGGGAATTACATTGAGGGCGATTTGGCAGAAGTTTTGTTTCACCTGAGCGTTGCCGACCGCTACGAGGTCAGACAAACGGCCGCCTTTGCAGATCTCGCCGCTGGCTGGACGCCAAGTGACTTGCGTAACGCGGTGCGTCGTGAAAAGCGGAGGCTTGAACGCGCCGCAAAGATTACAGCGGCAAACGCCGCGCGCGCTGCCGAAGTCGAGCGCCAGCGCGTTGGCGGGCTGATCTAACCAGCCACGGCCAGCGCGGGGTTCGACTCCCCGCGCGGCTTGTTCCACTCACGCACCACTCACCAGCACACTACGGAGAAATGACCAATGCACACGCCACAAGTTCCCGCGCTTCAGTACATGTCGCCGCTAGGTTTCCAGTTGCTTAACGTTGCGTGCCGCGAGTGCCAGCGCACGACGGAGGACGACAGCGCAGATCACGACACGTGGATCGACGGCCTGTGCCTGTATTGCCAGCACGCCGCCGCCATTGCCCGTAACGCCGCCGCGACGGTACCCCCCGCCCTAGTAGTGCCCGACACCGAGAAAGAGCCGCAGAAGTCAAGCCAGAGGGCCGAAACGTGGCTCTGTTATGCCTGTGACTGTGAGTATGTGGACGGGGAAGAATCTTGTCATAACCCCCGATGTGCCGAAGGGATAGGAACCGTCAAAGCGCCAAGCTATGAATGTGCGGAGTGCGGAGCGAGCGACCACCCGACAGGTCAATGCCCACACACACGCCAGACGGCAAAGCAAGCCGCCCTAGAGCTTGCCTACGACCGCAGCCAGGCCGCCGCCGCGATTGTGCGAGCCGTGCAACGGTGGCGCGAGGCGCTCGCGGGCATGACAAGCGCGAACCCTGACGATGCGCTGAACGCGGTATGGGAAGCGGGCGAAGCGTACGAATCCATTTCCAACGAGGCTCACTAAAATGCGCGATAGGATTACCACACCACGCCACACCGACACGCCAGAAATGGCGCACCTGCGCCTGCTCGTAGCGGAAACGGGCAGCGTCAAGGCGGCATCCCGTAGCATCCAGTATCCCGCGACAATGGGCGAGCTAACCATTCGCAAGATTCTGGCTGGCCATCGCCCCAATGCGGACGTGCGGGGCTGGCTTGCACGAGGCGCCAAGCGCGACGCGCGAATTTATGCAGAATACTTGCGCGATAACGACCCCGCGTTGTAGATTACTAGCATAATTGATTTGCCAGTGTCGGTTCAGAGTCCGGCACGAGTGTCGCGCAACATAATAGCGGCCCTGTATTTTTTGATCGTGGTGCCTTGTCTCAGCTTGCTGGGGCGGGGACTCTGCCTACGATTACGAAATACAGGGTCGCTTTGTTTTATGTAGGACGGGGCTTGCTCTCGATTTCCCCGCTAATCCTAATCGTGCAGGAAGATCAATACCTCAGCACGAGTAAAAAATCTAGGCAACGTGTCCCCCTCACGACCTAGTCCGTCGTTCTCCGCTGAGATGGATTCCCCGTTACCGAACGTACCTCCGCAGGCTGAAAACGCGGACGCGAAACGGGTGCGATAGGCTGGACGAGTTGGTTCACTCTGTCTGTTTGTGCTTCCCGCTGTGGGGAACCGCACTAACGACGGCATAGAGGGGCTATAGCCTGAAGCAAACGGCGCGCCAAAAACAACGAACTTGACTCACGCACTTGCGCGATAGCAACCACGTCACGCATATTTGAGACATGAAAAACGCAACGCAGTTAGCAAAAGTGGGCGTGAAGTGGGCCGCCTGCAAGGAAATTTCAACGTTCTATGGGCAGGCGCCGAGTTCTATTTGGCGTGTCGCTGTAGGGCGCACGACCAGTACCCGTGTTCACGCTGGAGTTTTACGCGCATTGCTGGCGGCTGGATGGACGCCCGCCGTGGGCATTGGGCAAGTGTTAGCCGATCTTGCCGCGCGGGAAACGCCCATGCCAACTAGCGCAACCGCAACCGAGGTAACACCGTGAACCACGTGTACGGCGAGGATGGGTATGACAAGGCCTTTGAGCGCGACCGCGCCGAGCGCGACCGCGCTGCCGCACGATGGGCCGAGAACATGAGCCGCGCCGAGGACATCAGCAACAACCCCCGCGAGAATGTGGCCGTTCGCATGGCGGCGGCGTCACTCGCGCAGGAAATGGCGAGGGGCATCGTATGAGGCGCCCGTATGCGTATGACCGCGATCATGGCGTTGCAAAGCTCAACGCGCGCACCGAGGCGTGGATTGATAGCAAAGAGCCGGCCAATCAGGTTGAGTGCCCGCCGGAGCAGTGCGACCGCTGCGGCGACCCGCTGAAGCACGGCGGGAACGACGGACACCGCTGTAACTGAACACCGCACCGTGACGGCCTCACGGCATACGTTAGCTGGAGAGTTAGCACTATGATTATCAAGATTCCTACCGTGAACGATTCGCACACCGCGCATGTGACCAAGTGCGCCGAGGCCGAGGGCAAGTTTGGGCCGCAGGTCTGCTTCACGTTTGCCAACGGCGACCAGTTGTACATGCCCGTCAAGAGCGCCAAGATTCAGCTCTTGCGGTGCGGGTTCGACGACGGACAGGCAGAGCCGAACGTGGATTATCGCGCCGTCGCCGGGAACACGCTGCACTTCAGCCGCACCGCCAACAAGAACGACCCAAGCGCCGCGCCGTACTACAACGTGGCGATCGCAGACGGGTTTGACATTGCCGCCGCAGAAGCTCCCCCTGCCAAGCGCCTGACTCATGCAACCGCGAGCAAGCCAGCGACCCGTGTGCCGGGGGATGAAGTCGCGCTGAACCCCGATAAGCCGTGGGGCGATGTGCCGGACGCGCCAGAGCCGCAGGACTACCCCGTTCGGGCCGCAGCGCGTCAGCCAGCCGCCAAAGCAGCGGCTTCTACGACCGACTGGCCGACGCTGGTAGCTCAAATGGAGTTGGCATGGACGCAAGCGAAGCGGATTCAGGGCAACACCGGGACAGCCGACAGTGTGCAAGCGATGGCCGCAACGCTGGTGATTTCGGCGCGGCAGAGCAACGTCACTATCCCGACGATGACGCTCGCGGCGGTGGCAGAGGCGCTCGATCTCAATTCGGTCCCGTTCTAGCCATGACCGCCGACACGAAGCGTATTCCCGTCTGCGACACATCAGACCCTGCCCAACTGGAAGCGTGGTATGGCTCCTTTGGATGGGCCGACCATGTGCGAAAGATTGTCCTCGCCACCTGCGCCGAACTCATCCGCGCCGAGTCCGTTGCAGAGGGGGCCAAGTTGAGCGAGAGCCGCATTACTGACTTGGCGCACACGCATGAGTTTTATTTGGAGTTTACCGTACAGACCTTGAACGGACGGCGGCTGCGCCAGCAGAACCTGAACGAGTCTATCGAGCGCGGGAATCCCCTTGTGGACATGAGGCGCTAAAATGCTGCGACGCAAACCGCTGAAACGGAAGGCGAGTCTTAAGACACGAAAGCCGATTCCGAAGAGGAACAAGAAACGCGCCGACGCCAACTATGCGCGAGCCTACGGTTCTCATCTCCGAGTTGCGCTTATCAAAACGCTGAACTGTGTGGTGTGCGGGGCAACCCCCTGCGACAACGCGCATCTCCACGGCAGCAAAGCAGGGATGGGCCGGAAAGGGCCGTACACCGACATCATCCCGCTGTGCCGGAAGTGTCACACGCTCTATGACGAATACAAGCTGAAGCTCGACTCTGCCGCATTGCGGCTCATCGCCGACGCGCTGGAGATGTGTACCACATGGACGCGGCCCCGCAGCAAGGACGACCTGTGAACGAGGAAGATGTATTCCAGAAAAAGAAGCCGCCGACCTTTGGCTTGTTTGAGCAGCAGGCGTTTGCTGTCCCGACCGCGAAGCTGCGCGGGATGGTACGGGGCGAGTCGCCCATTGAATCGCAAGTGGCGGCGAGCCGTGTGCTGCATAAGCTGAGCGCCGTTCAGCTAGAGATCATCAAACACCTCGGCTGGATGGGTGCTTTGACAGCTAGGCAGCTTGAGCAAGCGCCATCCTTCGCCCACCTTGCGCCCTCGACCGTCCGCAAACGCATCAGCGAACTCAAACAAATGGGCCGCGTGGTGCAGGACGGACGGAAAGACGGGATGGCCAAGTGGAAGCTCGCATGATGACCATAAGCCGCACTTTGTTTTGCGCTCAATCGGGTAGCCATGCTACACCCGCCGCCCTCTACGCTGCGCTAGACGCCGAGTTTGGCTTTACGCTTGATCCTTGCCCTCTTACTGAAGTGGACGGCGAATACACTGTTGACGGATTGACGCTCGACTGGTCGGCACATCGCGTCTACTGTAACCCGCCATATGGCAGAGGAATCGGGGCGTGGCTGGCAAAGGCTCGTACTGCTGACATCTCGGTGTTCTTGCTTCCCGCCCGTACAGACACGCGATGGTGGCACACCTTTGCAATAGACGCCAATGAGATTCGCTTTGTGAAAGGACGGCTAAGGTTTGGAGATGCAAAGGCTGGCGCACCATTTCCAAGCGTAATCCTAGTGTATCGGGGCCAGCCATGAGCCGATCAACCGGCATCTTGATTACGTTTGTCTGCCTGTTGCTGGCCGTACTAGTGGCCGAAAACGTGGCAATTGTTCTTGACACGATGTTGCATCCGATTCGCGTATGCAGCGAGAAACCGTAATGGCGCTCAAGGCCGGTGACACCAAAGCGAAGAAGCAAGCGCGTGAGCAACGCGCCTACGAGAAGGTATGCGCCAACGCCTTCAACCACGCGCGCGAAGCGCTGTACGAAGCTGCGACAACAAAGAGCGACACGTTGCCGGAGGCTATCACGCGCTACGTTGCCTGTCGCTTGCGGATGCCGTGGCACCTGACGACGCTCGGTAAATGAAGCACGACTACAGCGCGGCGGTGCGGCTAGCGTGTCGCGCGTTGCAGATACCAGAACCCACCGCCGAATATGTGTTCGCCCCGCCACGGAAGTTCCGCGCCGACTTCTGCTGGATTCCCCAACAGATCATATTGGAAATCGAAGGGGGAACGTGGATTCAGGGCCGCCACTCACGCGGCGAAAGCGATCACGAGAAATACAATCTGGCCGCGAGTCTTGGCTATCGCGTATTCCGAACCACGCCGCAAAAAGTGACCAACCTTGCGCTTTATTACCTCATCAAAGGACTGCTGTGAGATTCGTGCTTGATCACGCGCGCGAGATCGTCGGCGTCACGACGGTCGCCAGTTCAGCCGGCCATACCATCACCAGCCACGAGTTTTTAGAGCATCGGGCAAAAGT